GTTAGATGGTGAAATATAAGGATCAGCAGGTGCGACTATAACGCTGTTGGCAATAGGTGTTGCAGGTGGGAATGAGAAAACTGAATACTTTGTGTTATCGGTAAGAGCTGCGGCGATTCCTGCGCGGAGTGTTGATATGGCGGCCATTAGCCCACCATCGATCTCGGATCAAGATAAGGTGCAAGTAATCCACGAACACGCGCTAGAAGGGTATTGCCCATGCGGTAAGGAGAAGGCTGGTAGCCATCGATTGTGACTCCGCCTGAAGATGGAGCTTGGCGAGACTGCCAGATATCGATTGAGATCATAAGTGCCGCTTCTTGGATCGCCGGGACTGTTGCTGGATCAAGTGCAGTTCCAGCGTTTACTGAGCCATAAGGGTTCAAGTAATGCTTAGGCTGGACTACGCCATTATTGATGTTATAGCCGATCGTGTGATCGCTGACCTCTGTAAGGGTTTTGCTGCCATTGAGGTGAGATTCGTTGCCGTTTACGACGACTGTCTGACCGACATAAAAATGTTCTTTGATGTTTTCTGCAAAGTAAAGTTTTGCGGTAGTCGCAGTTGATTCATGTGCGATGTTAAAGAATGTGTTATTCCAGATGAAAGGTAGCAAGACGTTATCTGCGGCGTCGCAGACTTGCTGCAAGACTGCATCAGCGTAGAGAGTGCCAACGCCTAGGGCGGTGCGAAGCTCTGCAACTGTTGTGAGTGCCATGCTAATCCTTTCTAAAGACTGACGGCGGAGAAGGGCACTCCGCCGCCAGCGACTTAGGGGTGGCTTACGCCTTGTTGTTCTTGAATGCGCCTGCTGCGACCTTTGTAGCGATTGCTCCAAAGCCGTAGTAGCCGATTGTTACCTGTCCTGCTGCAGTTGATTCTGCGCGTAGGCGGTATGTTGGTGACTCGTACCATGTGTACGCATCTGGGTTTACGATGAGGATTGTTCCATCGCCATCGCCAGCGTTAGTTGGATCAACGTAGAGGTTGAGTCCAGCAACGTTACCTGTGAGTGAAGTTGGAGCAACTGCTCCGCCTGCGTTCATTGGTTGTGAAGCGGTGTAGATTGGACGGCCTGCATCGTTGAGTGACATGATGTTAGACCATTGTCCTGTTGATACGACCATGTTGCGAGCGAATGGATTTGGAAGACCTGCAGTTGCACCATATACAGATGCTGAACCGCGAGCGACAATTCCAAGAAGTTCTGCTGCAGTTGGGTATGTGACTGTTGTTGTCGCATCTGCAGTTGCACCTGAGATAAGTGCAGCGTTTACTGCTGCGTTGGTTGCCTTTGCGTATGCTGCAGCCATGTTGCGAACAAGTTCATCAAAGAATGCTGGAGATGTACGATCTAGCAATTCTACAGAGAATGTCTGTTGTCCAGCGTACTTCTGTACTGATACTGAAAGAAAGCTTGAGTTCTGATCTGTGTCGCTGAACGCATCGCCTTCTGGCTCGATTGCAACTGTTGGCATCTGTGTGATCTTTGGAATCTCAAATGTCATACCTGCATCAGGAAGCACTCCACGAGAGATTGCATCGATTGATGGGCGGATTGTTGTTCCGAGTGGGTTGATGATTTCTGACAACTGGCGTGTAGGAACTAGGCCACTGTTGTCTGATGTATCTGCCGCAGCGGCGATCCATTGACGAGCTGCGTCGTCTCCGAGTGCTGCACGGATTGTGTTCTCTGCATACTTTGCAGCTGTTACTTCAATGCGTGGCTTTGTATAAGCCATTGCTGTTACAGCAGGGCGAGCAGCTTCAACTGCGGCAGCCTCAACTGTAGGTGTTGCTTCGACTGCTGGAGTGGTTTCCACTGTGGCTGTCTCGCTTTCTGTTGGTAGGGTTTCTTCAACGGCTTCATCTTCAGATGCCGCGATATCGGTTACGGCTGCAGACTTAAAGGCTGCTGCCTGAACCAAACTTACTTCGAGTAGGTCAGCACTCGATACATACAGAACGCCATTCTTAGGCTTTGCTGCATTGACCATAACTCCGACTGAAAGACCAGTACGAAGTTCTTCTGAGGCTTCGATGAGAGCATCTGTGCCACGGGATGACTTAGAAATCTTAAAAGATGCAAAGATTCCATCTTCTGTCTCGTTAAAGAATTGAGCGCGGCCGATTGGCTGCTTTGGATCATGCTCTAGTAAGAGCTTCACTTTAGATGAGTCAGCGATATTAATCGCGCCACGCTCAAAGACAACTGCCCCGGCGGAGGTATTTCCTACCTCGCCATTGAATGGCACGATCTTGCCAGAAATAGTGCGTGCTGCGCTATCTGCAGTAAGTTCTGCCGAGAATGTAAGCATCTCGCTCATATCATTCCTTCGCTTCCGTTAGGTGTTAGGTCTGTCATTTCCATCGCTTGCTCTTGAGTAATTAACTGAAGATCAAGAAGTTCACGGATGACTGCTAGTTCTTGCAATGGGTCTGTGCGCAGATAATTCTTATCGATGTCGAACTTGACGATGTTGCCACGAGCCGTAATGTCATCCATAGATAGACGATCCTCGATGGCTGAGATAAATGGCTGTAGGGATAGCGTGAGGAACTGGCGACGCTCATCTGTTACGTTGGCATAAGTCATCGTTGTGTTCTGATCTGCTGAGACGTAATAAGGAGGGACGTTGCAAAGACGAGCAATCTCGGTAGCAAGATTTTGGATTGCCTCGTTATACATCATGTCTTTAGGGCTGAAGCCGACTGTCTCATAATTTAGAGTAGAAGTGAGATAGGCCGTCGAACGATTTTGACGAGCGTTTTTGAATGCGGCTAGGAGTCCCTGGACTTCTGCTGGAGGCAGGTCTGCGCCTGTGTTCTTAAGATAGCCAGTAGGCATTGGAGTCGCCGCTGCAATTACTGAAGCCTTCTGAATGTCAAGAGCTGCACGAATCGTCGATGTTCCTGTGTTAAGAATGCCATCGCTTAGTGATTGGAATGTGATGAGTGATCCAAGGCCGTCCATTGGTACTGTCGTACCATCGATGGCGTAAGACTTAACGAATACGTTGTCACGATCGAGTGTTGCAGTTACTCGACTGTTAGCGATCCACTCGAAGCGTGAAGGACGGCCATCTTCCTGATAAGTCTCAATAACCTGCCAGAATGCCTGTCCGTAAAATAGAAGTGAATCAACTGTGTAGGCAATAGTGACAGAACGTGGCTGATGGTATGAAGGTTGTTCAAGCCAGAGAGGCTTGCCTAATTCTTCGCCAGTAGATTTCTTATAAAGTTCAAGTGGGATCGTGCCGATTGTGCCAGCCAGTAGGTTACGGCATCGAGCTAGTGCCGGGACTCCCATTGCTTCTGTGCGACCGACATAAGCGAACTGAAATGGCATCGCATAAGGAGAATACTCACCCAAGACCTGAGGTGCATACTGCGCTTCAATATCAGACTTTGACGCTGCACCTGTAAGGCGCGAAAGGATACCCATAGATGGCAATTATACACTACATATAGTTTATTCTGTGTAAATAGCCGCTACCTGTTGTGGTTTTAAAAGCATCGATACAACCATCGCCAAAGAGATGGGTGCGGATACATCGCCTGCGCTCTTGCGTTTAACAATGCGCCAGGATGAATCATTGGTCTTAGCTGCGCAGTTATTCATCTGCTTAATCAATTCTTCCTGGCCATTATGGACTACGCGACCATTGACGAGACCATCGAGGAGATCAGAGCAAGCCTGATAGAACTGCTGACCCGATACATCCTGGGTTATCTGGCCAGCATTGGCAAGGCGTTCGGCAATCGATTGCGTCGTGTACTTGTCGTAGCAAATCATTTTAGGTCGGTACTGATCAGCCCAACCCTTAATGTCGGCTGCGATCTTTAAGTCATCTACCGAGACTTGACTTTCCCACGTCTGGAGAATTCCGACGCCGATTCTTCCGTCACCCATAATCTGACCAGCAACGAGGCTTGCATTCCGACGAGACGGAGAAACATCAAAGCCAAAGACCGTATAGCCGCCGATCGGAATTTGGAGTGTGGCATCGGAAGTTGCTTCAAGAACGCCATGAGGCCACGGACTCTGGAGAGAATCAATCCATTGACATAGAAGCTCAGTCCTAATGTCTTCAATCTTGTTAGTTGCCACAGCTTCTTCAAGTGATTCCTCCGTGATTGTGTATCCAAGAGCAGGGTTGCTCATTGCCCATGCATTGCGGTCTGTAATCTTGCAGTATTGCGGTGCTGAGTATTCGTAGAACCCAAAAGACTTAGGAGGTGCGGATAAGGCTCGCTCTCGAAGTGTGTTTAGAGTTTCAGAGAAGGCGTCCCCGGCATTTGATGTAAGCAAGGTCTGTGAATTGGGACGGGCACGAGTAGTCGGGATGGCTGCGGTATAACCGTCCTTGCTAATCTCTCGAACCTCATCGATCCAGAGAAAATCTGCGGTGCGTCCACGAGATGAATCACGAGTATCAGATACCAAATCAAGTGTTGCTCCGTTTAGCAGTTCGATGCGTTCTCCGCCGTTGGCGTAGCGGATTGCCTTAGTGCCAGCCTTGAGGTGAGGTGCATTCTCGATGATCCAGGCAATCTCACGAAAGGTCATGAGAGCAGTCGCTCGGTTAGAGCTCATGATGAGGTGCTTTGTCTCGCCACCATAGAAGAGACCCCAGATCACACGCATACGCCCGAGATGGCTCTTGCCATTCTGGCGTGCTACCAAAAGCAGGGTTGTCTTGCGAATGTAGTTGCCTTTAGCATCGATGCGCATCATGTCATCGAGCATCCACTTCTGCCACGGCAGTAACGGCGTGCCTAAGTCCTCAGCCATCTTAGCAATCTCATCTGAGCGTGTTTTGCCCTTAAGAAGTGGACTGTGAAGCCTTGCCTTGGTTGCCCCTCGTAGCGCTTGTTTACGAGCTGCCACTAGTCACCATCGATCGGGACTGGTCGGGCAGTAAACGGACTGTCCTGGTGAACTTCGGACTGCATCGGGTAGATATTGCCAGAAAAGACAGGGGGGGTGGCCGTCCGTGCTAAAAAAACGCCTTCAGATCGGCTTCCCTTACTGCTATTGCACCTAGTACAACATGACACGAGGTTATCGTATGCGATGGGATCGCCCCCGGACTTTATGGGAATCACATGATCGACTGTAGTTGCTGGCATCTGACAATAGAAGCAAGTCCATTGATCTCGTTGCAATACCTCTAATCGCCTAGCCTTGTAAGCTCTAGTCCCTCTAGGATCGCCGCGCTTGGTACTCATTGCCATCCCTTAGTCTTTAAGTGTTGCAATGCCTTGCAATAGTCAGGCTCATCATACTCTGTGACTCCATAACGATGCATGACATAAGTCACTTACA